AAAACAGTCGTCCTTAGGGGTTAGTAGCTAGTGCGAAACGGACAAAAGCAAAACATTTATAAACGCACAAAAAGTAAATGTTATAAGCTTAAGATTTATCAAAAAGAAAATGAACGAATCCACTCTTTTTGAAAAACCTTTTAAAACTAAATAGTGTTAGTAACACGTTTGACTGGAGGTGTTCCTATAAGATAACCAAAATTGAAATCATCACCTGCAGCCTCCATAAGTAAACCACCATTAAAAGTAAATCTAAAAATAGAACCATTTATATTAGTATAAATTTTAGAACCATCTCCAGAATAAATTGGATAATCAGAACCATTAACATCCAAACCCTGTTGAATAAAAACATATCCTCTTTCAATCAACGGACCTTCATTGGATGTAATAGTTCCCTGACCAACCAATGAAATTGGAGTCTGTGCATAATAAGGCACTTCAAATTCCATACACCCATTTAAATCTGGATATACAATAGAAGAAAATGTTGGAAATTCAACAGCATGATTTTGTGTGCTAATCAATTGGGGTTTAAGAATAGCACCATTTAAAACAGTTTGTTGTGCTCTAGAAACAACATAAGGTTGTACATCTCGCCCAAAATTGTGAGTAACATTTGGGGAAGAAGAACTTCCATTATAATTAAATTTTCTAGAACCACCAAAGAAAAATTTATATCTACGACTACCGTTATAAAATCTATAAATGTGACTAATATAATTAGTCAAATTATTAAGAGGAAGATAGGTAGCTACATGAGCAGTAGCAAAAAATGAAACAGCAGTTGTAGGATTGAATTCAGCATTCAAAGAATAATTTTGAAAAGTGTTAGTAATAAGACCCTGATTGTCTCCAAAATAAGAGGGATCAATACGCAAAGTATTCAAATTACCATCAGTTGTTGTTGCTTTCGAAAAAGGAATAGCGAATCTCTTCAAATCACTTGGAAATGGTTGATTTTCAAGAACTCTAAATGTAGGACTAAAACGTTTAATGACCTGACGCAAATTTGTAATCTTCTCACCAATACACAATTCTTCAGCAATTGTTGGAGAATATGT